TTTCAAACAATCTATCAATGTTCGAAATATACAATTCAGTATATTCAACTCCTAGTTGGCGATCAATTGAGCGAATAACTTTTTCAACAATTGCGGTACTCTTAGATGTTTGACCTGTCAATAGAGTTTTCTCAATATTGAAAATATTAGTATCATTAACACCTTCTGTTTTTACCCGTAATGCTAAAGGTAAAATCCATTTTCCGTCCGAAGTTTTTAATATGTCTTCTTTTGGATAATAGATTTCAATATTTTCACCGTATAAAATTTTGAAAAGGAATTTTATCGAGTCTTGTGTTCCATTAGATTTGTAAAACTGATTCACTACTTTTAAAAATAGTGTTTTGTTTGAAATAATGGTAGAGGGAAAATAAGGAGCGAGATCAGTTTTTAATCTGTTCAAATATGCTAAATTTGCTGAATCTATATCAATAGAATCTTTTAAGGCTTCTATTTCATAATGAACTCTACCAGAACTTTGTTCCAACCACTCAAAATATTTTTGAATGAATAGATTAAATTGTGAATATTCATTACCACTAATAAAATTTGGTAACTGAGATTTTACTAGAGTTGAAGCTAAAATATTTTGCATTATATCGCAACAGTCTTAATAGAAACACTAGTAGAATCTTCATCATCTAAAACTAACATTTTGTTAAGTTTTGATTGAACTATGCTGACTTTAGGTTCCATGTGTATCATTATGTCACCAAAAGAATTGTTAACCGCAATAGGTCTAAATCCAACTAAATTTATTTTTCCAGCAAAATAATCTATTGTTCCAATAACACCATTATTTGTATTCTTGTTAATTATGACTTTTGTGTTTTGATTACTGATAGCTTCTTTTCTATAATAAGCAATTCTAATTTGGCCATATCTACCTTCAAGAACGGCTCGGCCTTCACCTAAGATTCCATTACCTCCACCAATTATTGAAACTGCGGCAGTGGTATAATTAATTCCTGGATTTGTAACTTCTATGTTTGTGATTTTTCCATTGGTAATTACAGCAATCGCAGTAGCACCTTCCCCATCACCAATAATTGTTACTGTTGGTGTGCTTGTATAATTAAAACCAGGATTTGAAACTATAATAGATTCAACGCCAGTAAAAGAAGAAGGAATTTCCTCAAAGAAACAACTTCTATAATTCCCTTCTTCATCCAATACTGTGAAGTCTGGGCTACTATAGAAATTATCATTAGTTGTTCCTGGAGCCAATTCGAAACCATAATTCAATTCATAGTTACCACTAACATCAAGAGCAGGTCTAAATTTTTTAGCGACAAATAATTTAAGTTCATTAGAAATAATTGCTTTGCTATAAGAATCAATTGTAGTTTCTAATCCTGAATATTTAAAGTAAGAATTGAATTGATTCAAATTTGTGGAGCAGTAATTTACTATTGCATTTTTTATTCCAGTTTTAAGTTCAGAGTCGCTTAATGATGTTTTTGACTTATCATAAAATACTGTACTTTGTAATTTTAAGTAGTTGTAATCAACGTTTACGATTTCGGGTGTCACGGTCAATATACTCATTGGCTTTATGATTTTTTGCAAAACATAATCTTTTTCAGTATTCGTTATTTCAAAACCTAATTTTGGCTTGGCTGCAATGAAAACTTTACCGTAAACTGGTGGGACATTTTCTTCACCTCCCCAAACATTAACCGCTTCAAATGCTGGATATTTTTGTTGAATCAAACGAATGTAATCGTTCTTGGTAACTGCTCTGTTTTGTGAAAGTAAATTTAAAGGAGCCGCATATTTTATTTGTTCTATAGTTTCTCTCACAGTACCGCCAGCCGCTGCCGAAATAGATTCTACGACAACTGAAGCCGCTCCAGCCATAACTGTTACTGCTGTAAAAGTATTTGATTTGTTCGCTTCTTCTGCGTTTGTTCTTAAATACGAGACATTAACAATATTACCATTTGTCAATCCTTTAGAAAGTATTCCATCTCCAAAATATACATCATAATTTCCATTTTGCGCTTCTTGTAGAAAATAAACTTCAGAATTTGTGGTAAGATTTAAAGCATCAGTAGCTAAGTTAAAAACTGTAGAATCTACACTTAAAGAACTTTCTTTGACTGAAACAACTAAAGTTGATGTGTCTATATCAATTTCTGGTATGTTGAAAACTGAATTTGGATTAGTAGTTAGATTTACGACAAAAGAATAATTTATTGCAGTACCTTCATATAAAGCAACATTAGTAAAATCGAATACCCCACCACTTTTTATGGAAACATAATCTTCTAAATTTAAGAAAGTATAAATTTTTCCATCCATCTCGGTAACAAATCTAGTATATTTTGGTAATGTATAATTTTCAGACGTATATGATCCACTTGGAGTAATTTCAACATTCACTACCGCTTTTGATGATTTCGCGGAGCGTGGAACATATCCATATTTTTTAGCGTGAGAGACTACAGAATTTCTTGAAGTTGCTGTATCCAAAAAAGACTCATTAGCAATCATATTTAAATAATATGCATTGTAATGGGTATTGTATGCTAAGATATCTAAAAGAACATTCAGACCAGAACCATCAAAGTTGTAGTCGGTAAATTCTGATTGACTTTCCAAGAAACTTTTAAGACTGGCTTTAATTTCTTGGAAATCTAAATCTGTTACTTGTATTGCTGTGTTTGCCATTTATCGGACACGTTCTAGAAAAAAGGTTATTCTTACTGGATCAGTTTTGTTTACAATGGTAAATTCCATATCACACGAATATGAATTTTCTTCAAAATTTGGTTTTACGGAAAGTTTATCAACTGTAACTCTTGGCTCATAATTTCTTATTGTCTCGGTTATCGCTCTTTGAACTTTGGCTGCTGTAAAAAAATCCATATTTTCAAAAAGCAATCCAGTCAAATTAGATCCTACATTTGGTTGAAAAAGTCTATCATAATAATTGGTAAAAAGAAGATTCCGTACAGATGTAATTACAGCATTATCATCAGTCAAAATATTGACATCCTTTCGCACAGGATGAGCCGTGAACAAAAGGTCTAAATCTTTGTATCTTTTTGGTAAACTTACTTGTGCCATGTGTTATTTATAGTTTGGATTTTAGCTTTTCCGTGCCAGTGTAATTGTTTATGAAATATAGTTTTAGAGGAGAAAAATTGCTCATTTGACTGATTTTAGAATAATCATCAACAATAGATTTTGATTGAGCATAGAAGTTGAGATCCAACTGAATTTGATTATCTATGAAAGTCATTGAACTTATCACGTTACTTACTATGTTATTCAGAACGCTTTGTGAAATATTACTTGTTTTGGAAGTATAAGGTCCACTTTCACCTTCTACTTCAATTATATTGATAGTGCTGTTAAATTTATTATAATCAGAAAGCAGTTGTGCTAACTCAGCTTCTAATTCATCTTTTATGAATATGCTAGTAAAATTGCCCAAAATTGGAACATTATTTTGAATTCCATCATATTTATTTGTTATCAACAAAACAATTTCCCCAACACCTAAAGCAGAATTGAAATCTGGTTTAGTGGGATCATCGGAAATAGCAACACCGGAAAGTCTATTGGTATGTTGAGTAAAAGATACGATTGAATTTTTTAAGTTTGAGATGTGTTTGTCAATAGGAATTACTAGTGTTGCAACATCATAATTTACACTAGTAGAAATAGTAATAAAACTGTTTGTAATATTAGACATTGAATTGGCTACATTCGCTACTGGATTCTGAAAATAACCAGAAACGTCAGAATTCGCCACTGCATCATACTGCCACTTTGTCATTAGGGGTGTAGATTTATTTAATTTTGCGACTAGGTCACCTGTGGGATCTAATGCAGTTCCAAATTTAGTACTGTCAAAATTGTAATTCAAACGAGAAAAAATGCTAGCCATAATTAACCCTGTATTATAATATTTGGTTGTCCACTAACTATAGCATGACCGCATGAAACCATATCACCTATGGATCTAGCCATCATACCATTCAGCAAAACTCTTGATGCCATTGCTGGCAACAAAACGGAAATTAGGTGCGGCGGTTTACCGTGTGGCGTAACAAATGAACCTGGCATCGCAGTTGGCCGCCCATTTGCTAATACATTAGGATGAACTGGACCTATTATTGGTGCTGGAGCTAAATCTCCTAAAGTTGCCATTGGTCCCATTATGTAACTACCGTTTCATTGACAGAATTTGGATAGTTTGGTAAAGTCTCGGTAATACTACCATCTACCAATTTCTTCATTGTTTCTGCGCCCGTTTCTGAAATCTCAGTCTCTGTTCCGCCCATGTTTCTTTTATTTACCATAGCAGTAGCAACTTCTTGAGAAATATATTCTTTTCTCAATTTAACATCTTCTATAGCTTTTTCTACCGCTTTGGATGCTGAAGAATCTTTTAATTCAGTCTTGATTTTATCGGTGTAAGAATCAAACGTAGTTTTAACATTGTCTTGGATTTTCTTAATGTTCTCATTGTTTTTCAAATTGTCTGCAACTTGCCCAGTAACATTACTAGTTACTGCTCCAATTAGTTGTGAAGCAATTGCTCCAGTTGACAATGAAGTTGTTAGTTGTTGAACTGTTCCATAGATGCTCATACCTGAAGCATAAATTTCTTTAGCTACGGAAACTTTTTCAGAAAATGTTTTGGCTGCGTCATACTTATCTTGCAGTGAAGTAAATTGTGATGCTTGCGCTATGAAAGGTTCCGATATAGATTTGTATGTGTCTTTTGCAGCCGATTGTACAGCACCGCTTATATCAACTTTGGCTACAGCTTCTTTAATTCCTGTACCCATAGCAGACACATTCTTCGTTATGCTATCTATTATAGACTCATTTGGATTAGCTGGTATATTATCAAGAGTACCACTAAGATCATTTAAATTTCCATCAAGTGCAGTATTAACTTCAGACATTCCACCACTCAAAGTTTCGGCTGCTCCGTCGGCGCTTATATTTACACTCTCAGCTATCCCGCCAGAGAAATCATCAAATGGGCCAGTTTCAATATCAACTGATCCAACTTCTGAAGATACCGCATCGACTCCTTCTGTAGAGGCTGCTTGACCACCTGATGGAAATCCTGATAAGAAAACAGTTGAACCAGCGACAGCAACAGTTCCACCAGCAACAAAAGAAGCACTTCCTCCAGCAAATGCAGATAGAACACCACCTGCACTTATATTAACTATAGACCCAGAAACACTCGTCATAGCCGAACTACTAACTGACGCCCTTGCTGTTCCGGATAGAGATGCAAAACCCATAGAAGAAACTGATGCTGATGCAGTTCCCGACATAGATGCGGTTGTCATAGCACTCATGGATATTGATCTTGCTGAAACTGAATACGAACCACCAACTTTAGTTGTCATGTTACCATCAACAACAATATTCACATCACCTTTTATGTACACTTTATCGTTGCCCATAATAATGGTATAATTGTCTTTTTCTATCTTTTCAACTTTTGAACCATCTGGTCCCATTTCCATAAATGTACCAGCACGATGGTAAAGATGAATTCGTTCATTGGACTTCGTATCATCAAATTCTAATACATGCCCAGATTCGGATTCATAAACATTGTTATATGGATACTTTGCATTATAATATGACTTAGGTTCAAACTTTGCAATTTTAGTGCTTTTACTTCCCAACAGAGTTTTATCTAAATTTTCATTTCTAGCTAATCTAGAAGTTGTTGGTTCATCCAAATTTCTGGGATAATTTGTTGCAGACTCGTTTGGTTTAACTGGAGCAGAATTTAATTCAGCGGTTGTTCTGTTATCGTAAAAGCCTTTTTGTTTTAGGGCTTGCTTTGTTGCGACACCTGGTACTAATCCAAACATAATTGGAAATTGTGCATCTGTTGAATCCATAAAAAATCCAACAATCATGTCACCTTCTTTTGCTGTGTATGAAGAAGGATTGTTTATTGGTTGTAAAGGATGTGCCCAAGGCAAAGATGATGTGGGCAACAAAGTTTTATCATCGGTGTGTACACCCAAAATTCTAACTCGGCAACGACCAATCTTCAATGGGTCTTGTCTATCTTCAACCACACCTGTCCACCAGAAAAATGGATCTTGTCCCAATTTATTATTTTTATGCATTATAATCAAAATCTCCAGTAATAGTTCCTACTGTGATAGAACTTCCACCTTTATTATTATTTACCGTACCATAACTATCAGTTGAGCATTCCATAAATGTTCTATAAACTCCATCTGGTGTAAAAACATGTCTACTACTTGTGATTATATATTTACCGGAATACAAATCATCCAATTCATCTCCATCTTTTTTCTCTCTCTGATTTCTATCTAAGAAATTAATTTTTATACTTCTTCCAGAGTTTAAACCCATTAGCCCAGGAACAGAAAGATATACTTTATTATTTAAAAGATTTTGAAAAATAAATTGTCTTTGCAAAATTATTTTATCCGTATCATTAGAAAATACAGTTTTATCTTTAGACATTATATACTTGCTTAGAGGTTGATTTTTTGTCAATGGAGTAACTCTTAAATTAGATAAAAATTTATTTGTTGATTTTGATCCGTCTAGAGAAACAAATTGAGTCTTATTTACTTTGCTCAGTCCATTTAAAAGAAAAGAAGTTGATGCATATTTTGAAGCATCAAATTCCGTCTTTTCAAAAGATAAAGTTGCAAAATCTATACCTAAATGTGTAGAAGCATAAACTCCCTGTTTAATTGACGAAAGAACATTAAATCCTTGATCCAATTCACTATAGTTAACACCAAAAACATTGTCACTCTTAACGGTATTTGGTGCCGTTTGTATATTATGAGAATACTCTAAATTTGTGTTGAATTTTTCATAGAGATAGTCGAGACTAGCAAAAATATATCCATCGTTTATATTTTCGAAAAAAAGAAATGATGGAATACCACCAGTAGCTAAAGACCTTTTTGTTAACCACCTACAAGCATCCAAAGGAGATAAATTTGGTATAGTTAAATTTACATTACCGACCGATGGAGAAATGTAAATTTGTCTTGTTGGTATTTTCAATTCTTCGGCTAAAATATTTTCCGCTATTGTGGAGTATGTTTTATAAACATATGATCTTGAAAGTTTTGTCTGCTCAGAGAAAACTTGGCTAAAGCTACAAAAATGTAGGGTATAAACTTCCGATAAACTGGTAATTGATTTTCTTTCGGATAATTTGTATATTTTAAAAACTTTATTAAACTTTTCACTGCCATCAGTTCCCGGTTTAATCAAACTAACATTCAATGTTTCATTCCCAGCCAAAGGCAATTTTTCAATTAATCCTATAGAATCTCGTATAATTATGTTTCCGCTAACAGAAGTTGAAAAAATACTATCAAATATATTCAACTCTTCCATTAGATTTGTGATATCAATACCAAAGTTAGAAATTAAAGAATACAGTACAATGCTTTCTACCTGAAAGTCTGTGGCAAAAATAATATTTTCTTTATCCATTTAAAATACTTTGCATGTTTCTCATCACATTATTCATGTATTCGGGTTTTAAAATTTTTATAATTCTTTTACTATCATTCAATTCATCCTCATATTCATATTTTGTTTTTTGTTTTTTTGTTGTATTGATAGAAAAAGATTTTCCGGTACCAAAAGAGAAAGATTGAATACCGGTAGTGAGAGAGTTATATTCTGAAAGTGTTATTGTTATAGTTTCTTCTCGGTAAGTATCATCGGAGTTTGCAATTGTATATTTTAAGGTTTTTTCATATGAATGATTAGTTGCCATTGCTGTTGAAGCACTTCCATATTTTTCTATAATAAAAGAATTAAATTCGGTATACGAAAGTGGCCATTGAGACTTGATATCAATTATATCATTCATCAATAAAATCATCCAATGTTTTTCTTCATCACCGTATATTTTGTGCGCTAATGTGTCTGGTCTTTCACCATCAGTTATTGTATAGTTGTAGTATGTTGTAGATTGATTTTTTACATTATCGTCAAATTTAATTCTGGTAAGAATATTTGTTACATATTCAACACTTTGATTATCATTGACTGAATATAAAAATTTAGGAAAATAAGAAAAATATCGTGACATTAGTATGAATTTCCATCGTTAGCAAAATTGTTTTGTAATAGTTCTTTGGTAATAATTTGTGTTTCTCTAAAATTTATTTGCAAATTAATTTGCGTGGGCATTCCATCACCTTTTCCAATTATTTGCTCTGGTGGGGTTGCTTCAAATGCTGAGAAACCATTTGGTGCATAATTTACTTGAACACTTTCCAACACGCAAGTGGATATTTTTGGTATGTTTCTGTTCATTTTCCCATTGTACATGAATTCAATATCAAAAGAACCTGGTGGTGTAAAATATCTACCTGAACTATTTGCTTGTAAAGCTGGCGCAGACACAGATTTGAAAATTCTTATAATTTCATCTATCGCCTCAGCTTCTCTCTGACTAGAAGGAAAGAAGTTAAAATCAAATTGAAAACTTCTAAGTTCTGGGTGCGAGTATAATAATTCAACTTGTGGATTAATTGCAGTATCAAAAGCGGCTTGTGAAATTATATTACCAAACTCATTACTAATTAAACCTGTTTTCTTGGCAAGCCCGATTGCACCTTCCCCAATAAATGATTTCATGTTGTTTATTGTGGAATTATTTAAACCTGTCTCATAAAGAGTTGATCCGCCTTGGGCTAGAAACCCAATTGTTCCCATAGCATCTGTTGCCGAAGTATCATTATATCTTTGTCTATAATCAAACTGTAGCGTATTTGGCATATACAGAGCAATAGTTTCCAAAGTTCTTCTATATCTTTGAGAGGAGTTAAAAATCTTTTTAGCTCCAGATTTAGTAGCATCTATCGCCGCATCTCCTAGTTTGCCAGCATTAGCTTTCGCATTAGCTTTCTGCTCCGGTGTTAGGAACTTGTTTGCTACATACTCAGTAGCCTGAGTGACACCATTAACAACGGCTTTTCCCGTTTCCGAAGTTGAGATACGACCAATAAGTTCCACAGCATTATCGGCTACTGCATTATTGTTTTTACCTACAGCGCCAAGAAATTCAGCATTCTTTTGCGCTGTAGTTTTTTGATTGCCATTGGGTTCACCAAACTCATTGATGTAAAAAATAACATAATGGCCAACTTCAGTAGAGCCAACATTCAGAGGATAACTCCACGAATTTGTAGAATTGTTTTTTAGACTATCTCTTTTTTCTATCGATTTGAATTTTATGTCTGTAAGACCGAGAAATGCCATTTTTTGTCCTATAAGTTTACTACATATTTATATGTCTTATGGTAAGAATTCTTATAAGGGTAAATTTACCCCAAACAACCCAAAGAAATACAACGGTGATCCAACTAACATAATTTTTAGATCATCCTGGGAATTACGTTGTATGAAGTACTTTGATGAACATCCAGAAGTTATTTGGTGGTCATCAGAGGAATTGGCTATTCCTTATATATCTCCAATCGACAATAAAAAACACAGATACTTCCCCGATTTCATTATCAAAATCAAAAGAAAAGATGATACCGTTATGACATTCGTTATTGAGGTGAAGCCAGAGGCTCAGACAAAGAAGCCTGTGCAAAAGAGAAAAACTAAAAGATTCTTACAAGAGGCTGCAACATATGCTATCAATCAAATGAAGTGGAAAGCAGCCGATGAATTTTGTCACACTCACGGTTGGAAATTCAAAATAATAACAGAAAAAGATTTAGGCATTTAATTCGTAATAAATAGTGTATGGCTTACTTAATGGACAGAATCAATCAGCAGTTGCA